CAGTAGCGGCTATAGCGCTGTTATTGAAGAAACGACGCCTAATACTACAGCTGGACAGTATCCGCTACTAATTAAGCATAGTTTATCTAGCGGCACAGCTGGCGTGGGTATGGGTACTGGCGTACATTGGCAACTGCCTGACGACGCGGGTACATTTAAAACGACGCAGCTAACAGTAGAAACTATCGACGCTGCGGCAGCAACGTATAAAACTAGATACCGTTTTAACGTTCAAAATAACGGTAGCAGCTTACCAGTCGCTTACATAAATAGCACAGGTTTAGGGATCTTTACAGCAACGCCAGGCGCAGCGCTAGATATTCATAGTACTGGTATAATGGTGCAGCTAAATAGCACTAGTGCTACTGCTAACAGCTTGCTGGCTTTTCAGCGTAGCGGTAGCGGACTATGGCGCATAGGCGATCAATATAACGGCGGAAATAACTTTTTTGAGTTACACAATACTGTACTAACAAATAACGCTATACAGGTATTAGCTAGCAGCAATGAGGCTACTTTTTTGTCTAGCAAAACGTACAGTACTGGTAACGCAATCGGAGTAGCAGTACAGCACAATTTAACGATACCTAACGCAGTAAACGTAGGGCTGGCGGCTATAGGTGGAGTTAATAGTAATTTAAACCTAACGCTAGGCGGTAGCACTACAGTAGCCGCAACAGGCAGACAAGGGCTAGAGGGTAGTACCAGTATCAGCTTTACTGGCGCTGGTACTTTAACAATGACGCAAGGCAGTACGGTACGCGCGTTTAGCGCGCTTAGTAGTGTCTATGCGTTTAACGGTAGCGCAGTAGGAACTATTACGCACCTTGCTGGACTTCGCATTTGCTTTCCTGATAACGTAGGTAGCGCTGTAAATATCACTAATAATTACGCGCTGCTAATAAACAATCAAACGACTGGTACAGGTACAGTAAGCTATACCAATAGATGGGGGATCTATCAAGAGGGTGCCAGCGACCTTAACTATATGGCGGCAAATTTGCTGCTAGGTAGTACGGTTAATACTGGCGATAAATTACAAGTAACTGGAACAGGTATATTTTCAAGTACTGTAACAGCGGCAGGAGTTAATACCTTTTTAAGTGGAGGATTAAATAACACTACTTATGCATTAAATGCAAGTATTAGCAGTAGCGCATCAGCTTCAACTGTTGCACCTGTTGCAAGATTTTCTAACAATGGTGGCGGTTATGTAACCAAAATAATGCTGAGTGATAATAACAGAGGCGATGCTTTTATTACTCACGTAGCTGGTAGCGCCTTTGTACCTTCTACAAGATGGTTAGGTTTTGGAGTTGATGCAGTAGATCAAATAATACTTAATGCCTCTGGCCTAGTCGGAATCGGCACAATTGCGCCAGCTTATTTATTAGACGTTAATGGACAAGCTAGGTTTTTGGGTAATGCTTCTACAAATTCAGCCGCTATTTTTAATAATACTGCTGGCGCTAGTGGTACGCCACAATACTATACCGAATTTAATGTAGGAGCTACGCAAATTGCTACAATGTTTCGCGGTAATGGTGCTAGCGGAGTTGTGGCTAACGGTTTAAATATAGACTGTTTTGCTGGTTTTCAAGTAAGAGCAAACCAGTTAGGCGGTAGTGGCGATACAATTAATTTACTAGGCGGTAACGTTCTTATCGGCACAACGACAGACGCGGGGCAAAAGTTGCAAGTAAATGGAAGTGTTACCAGTACTACAATAACACAAACGCAAACAAGTGCAACTGCAATTTTAAAACAAATTGGAAATTCAAATGCTGAGGGTGCAGCACAAAAAATTACAATAGTAAGACAGTATTCGGTTGTTTCATTAGGAACTAAACTAATTATTCCTTTTACATCTCAAACTAATTTAAATAGTACTACTATTTGCAAAGTTTTTGGACATGGTGCAAGATATAATTCTAGAGGCCCTTTAGGTTTTGAAATTACTTTTGCTGTTGGACATTTAAATTTATTAGATAATTTATCTAGCTGGAATGGTAATGGTAATTATGCAAGTATTGCAATAAATGGAATGAGCATTGAAATTACATTTACTGCTAATTATACTGCCGCAACAAGTGACGGTGTTTTTGTAACAATAGAATACATGACTGGTACGGAATCTTATAGTATTGATGTACCTAATATAGCAATGAACTAAATAAATAAAAAATGGGATATTCAATTCAACCAGTCCAGATTTGGACTAACGGAACAGCCGCAACAGGCAACTTTATAGACGCTAGTATCGTTAATGATAATCTAAGCGACTACGCGCAGTTTTACTGGCAAATATCTAGCGTAACAACAGATAGCGAAGGCGCTGAAAGTAAGCAAAGCCTTACGCAAGGAAATACTACAATTAGCGGCGCTGACTACACAGCCTGGGGCCAGTCCTCTGACGTAAATTTAGCTGCTTATGAGTATATTTGCAGTCAATTAAATTTAACCCTAATACCTTAAAAAAATGGACAAACTACAAACGCTCAAAGCAGCAGCCTACGACCTTTTAGCAAACATTGAATGGCTACAAGCAAAGCTGCGAGAAACTAACCTCGAAATCGCAGAAGAAACTAAAAAGCAAAATGGATCTACAACTACTAACGATAGCAATTAGTAGCCTTTGCGGCTTTGTGGCGTCCTGGGCGGTGCTTAACCAGCGCGTAAAATCGCTAGAGGAAAAGCAGGCTAAACACGACGATCACGCTGAGCGCCTTATCCGCTTAGAAACTAAGCTGGACGTTATTATACAAAAATTTAAAAATACTTCACTATGAAAAAGCTACTTAAAAACTGGAAAACTACCTTTTTTGGCTTCGCTAGTATTATTGGCGGCATTGCAGCTATTTTAAAAGGCGACCTAGTAACTGGTATAACCACAATCGGCGCAGGCCTTGGCCTTACCGCTGCTAAGGACTTTGATAAAACAGGTATTTAATGGGAAACGCCAGGACGTACATAATTGCACTAGCAATACTTGCCCTGGTATTAATAGGATCAAAAGTGAGCGCTACAAAACTAATTGCGGACTTTGAGGGCCTGCGGCTAAAAGCCTACCAGGACAGCGCAGGAATTTGGACTATTGGTTACGGTACTACGCGCAACCCCGAAACAGGTTTGCCAATAAAAAAAGGCGACACAATTACAAAGGCAAAAGCGTTAGCCTGGTTAAAAATTGGCACTAGCACAAGCGAGGGCGACGTGAATAGATTAGTAAAGGTTAGGATCAATGATAACCAGCGCAGCGCGCTTACGTCTTTTGTTTACAATATAGGCCCTACTAGATTTGCAAAAAGCACAATGCTACGCAAACTTAATACAGGCGCACCTAAGCAGGAAGTTGCAGCAGAATTTATGCGCTGGGTATATGCAGGTGGCAAGGTTATTCCAGGACTTAAAATAAGACGCGAACTAGAAAAGCAGCTTTTTCTTTCCTAAATAATTGATTTTACTATATTTACACGCTCCGCTGAATCACAGCGGAATTTTTTTTTGTTTATATGCTATTTTGTTTTATAGATTTGTAGCGACAAACGATCTACATTCATTTAAATTCTAACCGTATGACCACACCAAACGACCTGGCAGCGTATAAAAAAATGCTGCAAGAAAAAATTACTGCGCTACAATTTTTAGGATCTAATCTAAAAGACACAAAGCGTATTGCTATTCAGCTAACGTTTAATTGCGAAAGCCGCGTTTTAATAGAACAGCGGCTAATTCCTTTTAATTTGGAAATGGAACTGCGCACACTAATTGACGATTCTATTGACTTTTATCAGCGCCAGTTAATTAACGCTAACCAGGGAAACTATGAGCAAATTTGACCGCGTAATTAGCTGGAGTTATACCTGGCTATTTTGTTTCCCTTTAATGCTAGTAGTAATGCTGGCAGTTGAAACAGTTTTTTTTATTTACAGATCTATAAAATTAATCCAACTATGCAAAACCAAACTTTTAACGCTCCTGCGTTTCCCCCACAAGTAGCACAAGACAACCTGGGCCGCATTATTGCGCCAATTCCTGGAATGAGTAAGCTAGAATATTTTAGTTTACAGTTGCTCCCTTTTTACCTAGAACTAGCCACAACAAAAAAGCTATCCGACAAAGGCGAGCCAGTTACACCAATAGAGGCAGCAATTAAGACAGCAAAAGATCTTATTGAAAAACTTAACACCAACGAAAATGAAAAGGACGTACTCAGCATTATTGAATAACCCAAAATTTTGGTTATTAATTATTTTACTTTTTATGCTTTGGCTATCTAGCTACTGGAACTACTAACAAAAATGCAGACAAACGACCTGGAAATTAACGACCTGTTAAAGGCGAGGCGCTACGATCCTACAAAAAGGCCCAGCCAAGAGCAGGTCGTTTTTTCAATTAATAGTAAGATAGTGGGAACGCTGCAAAATTATGTAGTAGTTAGCGGCCTACCTAAGGCAAGTAAAAGCACCTACCTGGGCGCTATTGCTGCTAGCGCCCTAGTGCCGCATTATCAGGCTGTATTTGGCCTTAAATTATCATTGCCAGCAGATAGGCAGCGCCTAGCCTATTTTGATACTGAGCATAGCGCCTTCGACTTTTACAGGCAAATGGATAAAATAAAAGGGTTTGCAGATAAAAATAGCTTACCCGATTTTTTTGACGCCTTTTCTACGCGTGAGGATATGCCAGCAAAGATTCGCAAATTAGTTGAGGCTTATTTGCAGACGCACGCAGAGTGCAGCGTTTTAATTATTGACGGACTGCTTGATCTTTGTCTTAATTACAATGATGAAAGGGAAACAAGGTTACTGACTAACTGGTTTAAAAGAATTACAAAGCAATATAATGTTTTACTAATTGGCGTGCTGCACCTGGGCAAAGGGCAGGGCGAAACGCTAGGACACCTGGGATCTAATACAGATCGCTGGGCGCAGAGTACGCTTATAGTTGAACGCAATAAAGAAAATCAGCAATTTATTTTAAGGCCTAAATACCTGCGAAGTAGTGATGACTTTGATCCAATAGCTATAATGAATTTTAACGGATTATGGCAGCAGGTGCCTTATATAGAACAGGAAACTTTTTCAATACCTAAAAAAGGAAAAAAATGAAAGACAAAATAAAAAGTATTCATTTTGTAAAAGGTAAAAAAATTATAGTATTACACGAAAGGGAACAAAATTTTAAACCTAAAAAAAAGCATAAAGTAAAAAGCTATTTTTCTAAAATCAAAAATTCTAAATAACCTGGGAACAGAGGAAACTGAACGCTAAATTTTATGGAACAGAAAAACAACAGCGGAACAATTTTTCGCAATGCAAAAAAGGAAACAGCGCAGGCGCCTGACTATTCGGGAACAGCAACAGTAGGGGAAAAAAAATACCGTATTGCTGGCTGGATTAACAAAAGCAAAACTGGATCTAATTACTTGCGCATTTTATTTACTGAAGTTATTGAACAGCCGCAAGCTGGACTACCAGCAGAGCAAAGCAGGCTGGAAATGGGCAGCGGCAATATAGATAGCGTAATGATTGACGACCTACCATTTTAAAAAAAAGCGCCAGGAGCTAGGCTCAACTGGCGCGGACAAACGACCAACGGACTAACCGCGATCACCTGTATTCACTACGAAAATAGTAAAAAATGGCAAAGGATCTAAAAACAGCAATAGTTTTTTTTAAGCCTGGAACAAAGCGGCCCAGGAAATACCGAAATATATCCAACGTACTAAAATTTGGCAAATTTTGCCAGGATCTAGGCGCCTGGTACATTAACTGGTACGACAAGCAAAGCGCGAAATTTGAGCGCAGGACGTGGCTTATACGCGATTTTGAGAAAAAGCTGTAAATTAGCAGATACATAAGCAGAGTTGGTTATATTCACAATGCGGCCCCTGGTTTCTACTAGGGGCCTTTTTTTTGCGCTTATATGTGCAACGATTTTTTTAAATGAAGGTCAATACAGGTAAATGTGAATAAAAAAATATCGTAAAATTCACTAAAATATCAATTATTTTCACTATCTTTGACCTGATCTGCGCAAGGCCTCACAAAGGCTTGCACAGACAGGTCAAAAAGTAGATATTTTACAACAGTCAAAAAATTAGTTGCGTAAAAGTTTTGCAGGCTAAAAAAGTTTTTCTACTTTCATACGGACAAACGACATAGGACTTAAAAGCCGCGCCGATAGGCGAATGAAAAACTTATTTTATCTAATAGGCGGCGCCGCTGCACTTTTTTTACTTTCAAGATTTAGATTCGGCCAAAAAGCTATCTTTCAACTGCGCAGCCTGCGACCAGGCGGCAGCTTATTACAGCCAACGATTAACGTGGAACTGGCAGTGCAAAACCCGACCAATACAACGATTAAAATAAAAAGTATTACTGGATCAATTAGCGTAAATGATAGATTCCTGGCTAATGTATCAGCATTTGGCGATCAGACAGTCGCACCTAATAGCGAAAGTACGCTGCGCCTTGTGGCACGTCCTAGCGCGTTAGGAGTTTTTGAAAGTGTACGAGAATTATTGAACGCGGCAGCTGGACAGGTTAGCGTTACTTTTAGTGGATCAGCAAACGTGGACGGAATAGTTGTACCGATAACAGAAACACGCCGCCTGTGAACGCTAACGTATTAATGGGGCGACTAGCACCGTTTATGAATAAAAACGAAATGCTAGTACAGGATCAAAGCACAGGCGATATAATAGACGCTATATGTACTGCGCACAAAAGACACGCGCAGGAATATAGCAGGATCAGTTCTTTTTTTAATGCTGGAACACCTAGAGAAGTAGGACGTAAAATTTTTAATTTTTTAAAAAATAATGTCCGATATGTAATTGAGCCAGGAAGTAAGCAGACAGTAAAAAGTCCTGCTGCTATCCTTGCAACAGGTTACGGGGATTGCAAGCATTACAGTTTATTTGCTGGGGGAGTATTACAAAGCCTGGGAATACCTTTTGCTTATCGTTTTGCTAGTTACCGAGATTACGATAAGCAACCGCAGCACGTTTTTGTAGTAATCAATCCAGGTAAAAACGAAATTTGGCTAGATCCAGTAGTAGGACAGTACGACTATAAAAAACCGTATAAACACGCAACAGATAGAAAAATGGCATTATATTCAATAAGCGGAATGGGCGCAACAGCGCAACAAAAGGCAGCGTTAAAAGCTGCTAAAGCAGCCAAAAAAGCGGCGCCGACAAAAGCGGCGAAAAAAGCAGCTAAAACAGAAGTAAAAGCTGCTCGCCAGGCTGCAGGACGTACAGCAGGGCAAGTATTAAAAAAAGGAACTAAAGCAATTTTGAAAGTAGCAGCAGCACCAGTACGCAACGCATTTTTAGCGCTAGTAGCATTAAACTTTGGCGGCCTGGGAACAAAGCTATCAATCGCCTGGCAAAAAGCACCTAGCAGAATAACTAATTTTTGGGAAGGTGCAGGCGGTCAAATTAACGCACTTAAAAAAGCCTGGGAAAAAGGATCTACTAAAAAAAGAATTTTCGGCGACGATTCAATTGGAGTAGCACCAGCGGCAGCAGCGACAGCGGCAGCACCACTACTTGTAAAAGTTGCAGATCTATTAAAGCAGATTGGTATTGATCCTGCGGAACTGGTACAACTAGGAAAAGACGCCTTAAATTCAAAGGCACAGGAATTAGCAAAAAAAGTACTGGAGCCAAAAGCAGCGACAGAGGCAGAGTATATAGACACAGCGGATCAAGTTTTTGAACAGTCGCCAACAATGGACGTTACCAGTACACCAGTTTTTGAAAAAAAAGCTGCAACTAGCAAACCTAATTTTTTACCCTTAATACTAGGCGGCGCAGCTGTCCTGTATTTTGTAACTAGAAAGAAATAAAATGACTGCAAAGCAACGCGCAGCACGCGCAAAATTTAAGGCAGTAGTCGCAGAAGCTAAAAAGCTGCGTAAGAAAAACCCTAAGCTAACACAGGCGCAAGCTGTTAAGCAAGCGTTTGCAATAAGCTATGGTAAAAAGCGCGCTGGAGTAGGTGCAGTTAAAAAAAAGGCAGCACCTACAAAAGTAAAAGCAAAGAAAAGTAAGCGCACGAGCGAAATGCACACAGACACTAAAAGCCATAACGTAAATATCCGCGTAGTAAGTGGAATAAAAGTTAAAAGCAAAGAATTAAGAAAACAATTAGCAAAGAAAGGATATAGATTAACTCATGGATATACTGTTGTAAAAAGAAAAAGTATCGGTGCGTTACCCGAATACAGAGATAAAGACGCTGCTAGAGAGATAGAATTATACGCCGATAATGATAGTCAGTTGTACTATCAACGCCGCAGGCCTATTTTAGTTAATTTGGCTAAAAAATATAAAAAGGGAATTTACGAGATTGATAAGGCAGCTAAATTATGGAAATACTATATTGAGGCAGCTATGCAGAAATACAACAAAGAATTTGGCAGCAGGGGCGATAAATGGTCGGACTTATTAGATACACACGATAGAAATTTATTAGCTACTGAATATGCTATTAGAACAAAACAAGAATTTGATTTAGGAAATTTGCCCGAGTAATGTATAAAATTTTACCCTACACGCAGGCCCAGGCTAGGCGCTTAAATGTAAGAGTAAAGCCGAGCAGCAGAAAAGGTAAAAAAATAGATATATATGACGGAAAAGGAAATTATATAACAAGTGTAGGCGCAAAAGGCTACCTGGACTATCCAACATACCGAAAGTTATTTGGAAAAGCAGTAGCCGATCAGCGGCGGCGCCTATATAAGCAAAGGCACCAGGCAGATAGAAAAGTGAAGGGAACGCCAGGCTACTTTGCAGATCAGCTGCTATGGTAATTAGGACGTAATAAACAAATATAAAAAAACAAAATGGCAAGACGTAAAAAAAGCACCAAAAGACGCAGCAGACGTCGTATGGGCGCAATTGGCAAAAAAGCCAACATTGCAGCTGCACTGGGAATAATCGCAGGCGCAGTTATTGGTAAAAAAGTTGCAGGCTTTATTCCAGTAGGGGATGAGCGAATTAAAAATGCAGCAGTTGTAGGTATTGGACTAGCTTTTCCAATGATCCTAAAAGGGGATATGGGTAAGGCAATTGGTAACGGTATGATCGCAGCAGGCGGCGCAGGTCTAGTAGGTCAATTAGTACCAGCACTAGGTCAAATGGATGATACTATGACTTTCCCAGTAACAGTAGGCGAAGTACCCGACAATATCAGCGTAATTGCTGGGGATGATACGGTACTAGCTGGCGACGATCTTTCTGTGCTGGCAGGATATGACGAGGACGATAATTAATTAAATTACCTGTATTCACTTTTATTTAAAAACAAAAAGCCCCGCCCTGGGCGAACGAACAGGGCAAAAACAAAATGGCTTCAACAGTCGGCACCCGCCTAGCCTTTGAAAAGGCAAAACAAGCGATTAACACAGCAGGTTTTTCGCTAGGTCAAGCAGTACTTTCTCAGTCCTACTTGCGCCTTGAAGTAGCTTTAAGTACTACAATTACTAGCTACCAATTCCCAGTACTTACAAATGACGTTAGCAGCAGCAATACGTCTAGCTTCAACACAGAGCAGCGCCTTAATTTGCAGGACGCCTTCGTATGCTCACAGATTGGACTTTTCTTTTGCGCGCCTGCAAGTACAACAGCTACAAACTTTAAGCTGTTTACTTATCCTAATACCGCAAACTTTACAACTGCTAACGCAGCAGCGTCATTGTTGAATTGGTATAACAGCAGCCTTTCTTTGACTGTTAATAACCGTCAAATTGTACCTGCTTATGATCTTTACCGTCATTACTACGTTCCACAAACGCAGGAAACACTTGACGCAGATTATACAGGTTCAGGAATTAACTACGTGGATCAAAACGACGCAAGCAGCGACGGTTTTTATCCAGTAGAGCCAGCCTGGGTGCTTGTAGGATCTAAGCAGAACAGCTTACAAGTACAATTGCCACAAGCTATGGCAGCAGTTCAAGCAAATAGCCGCGCTGTTATCATTATGCGTGGACATTTAGCGCAGAACGTTACCCCAGTACGTTAATTTGGGAAAATAATAAAGGGGCCAGTCAAATGGCTGGCCCTATTTTTTTAAAAAAGTAAATTTTATCAAAATGGCATTTAAAGCCGCTAAGTACGAACTGGTTGAACTTTTAGTTCCTGGAGTTGCAAGTACTGGACAAACTCAAACGCAATGGAGTTTTCCCGATCTACCAAAATTGCGTTATACTAGCTTACTAGCTATGGAAAGCTGGGCGATTGATACGCTGGAAAAAAGTCCTAACAACGTGGACACGCCAACGGCTGCAATTATGGAAAAAAGTTACCTAGTGTTATACTCAAATGAGCGCCAGGACTTATACCGTATTCCCTTGATTAGTTTAATTCGCCAACAAGCTACAACTGGCGCCAGCGCACCTTTTGTACGTGCTTTGTTTGAATTTCAAGGCCAAAAAATAACCTGGGATAAGTCATTTATTCAAATTGCTAACGCACCTGCTAATACAACCAATTTTAGCTTTTGCTTTGGCGTTTATTACATTTAATCTATGCCTGTACCTGCACCAACTTTGAGAAGTATTAACGCTGTGCTAGATTGGTACAATGAGTGCGACTACGCAGCCTGGGAATTGTACCCTATTCCACAAAAAAAGGACTATCGTATTAATTTATATTACGGTAAGGACAAGGACGAGGGAACAGAAAAGCTACGCAACGAACTTGCAAGAATACAGCCAGACGATTACGAAAGTTACGTGCTAGTTCTAGGCGCTATGAAAGGCACAAAAGACCGCGTTTTTGAAAGCCAGGTGCGCCAGGTATTTAGATTAAATGAAAAGCCTTACGGTATGGTAGGCGCTTATGGCGTTAATCCGCAACAGGCGCAAATAAATAACGAGATCTTAAACGAGATCCGCGCAATGAGGGCAGAAAGGCTGGCAGAGATTGAAGAAGAAGAAGCCGAAGAAGAAGAAGAAGAACAGCCAATGACGCCAGGATCAATTTTAGCAGGTATGCTGCAACAGCCACGCGTCCAGGAAATGCTAATTAATGCGCTTTCTAGTATGGCTGGCAATTTTGCAAGGCCACGCGTGCAGGCTGTAAGCGGAACGCATACCGAACAAGATATGGAACAAATTTTACAAACTTTATTTAGTAAAGGGGTTACACCCGACGACCTACTTAAGTTAGCTTCAATGCCGCAAAGTCAAATTACAATGCTGCTATCAATGCTGCGTAAATAATGGCAAACAGGATAAAAATATCAACAACAGACGTTCTGCTAATTGGCGGCGGCTTACTAGCTTTTTCAGCTGTAAAAAGGCTGCTTATTGCGGCTGGTATTGCAGCAGGACAAGGCACAAAGGCCGCTAGTGACGAGATCATTGATCCTAGAAGCTACTGGAAGCCTAGTTACTACAAACGTACTGGCGGCTCACTAATTAGACGCGCAGACGCTGAAAGGTACGCTAGGCAGATTCACAGCGCCTTTGGGATATTCCAGGACGACTTTAACGCTATTGTCGCTGTATTTAATCGTATGCCTAGCAAAGCGGCAATATCATTTTTAGCTGACGTATTCCAGCAGATCTATAAAGAGGATCTACTGACTTTTTTAACAAATGGCGGCGGCTTATTACCCTGGGACGGACTTTCGGACAACCAGCTAAAACAATTGCTAGCGCTAACAAATAAACTACCAAACAGATGAAAAAAGGAAACTTATTGCCTATTTTATTAATTGCTGGCGCGGCATACGCTTTTATGGCGTTTCGCAGACGTACAGGAGTAACCGTAACAGCGGATAGGCCTATACGTCAAACAGCGGAAGAATTTGCAGCAGATACAGCGGCAGCGCCTAGCTTACTAGATAAGGCAGCAAACGTAATAAAAAACGTATTTACAAAGGCGCCGCAGCGTAAAGCAGCGGCCCAGGCACAGCGCCAGGCTGTTCGTATTGCTAGAAAGAAAAGGCAAGACGTTAAAGCTGTAAAAGCTGTTACGCAAAAACTAGCAAAAGGACAGATTCGTTTTAGTGGTTTTAGAGATCAAGACGTACTTTGTTAAAATTTAAAAAATGAACAGAAACTTATTATATATAGCGGCGGCAGCTTATTTTATTTGGCTTTTCTCTAAAAAGAAAATGAATGGCACAAACGCACCTAGCGCCCAGGCGGCAGCTGGTATGGCTAGAAAGATAGTTGCTGACGCAGTTGATCAAACGACCTTTATTCCCGACGAAACTACTTTTGCGGATCAATACGCAAAAGATAAAAGCCAATGCAGATGACCTGTAAAAAATATATAACAGAAACAAAGATTTTTAGCGCTAGTTCTCAAACAGACACTAACGCCAATAGCGTGATTTTTGTTAATCAAGGTACTTCAAATGTAACTGTGGACGGTTTTTTACTAACGCCAAACCAATCCTGGAATATAACAGGAAATGAAAATGAGATTAACGTCAAAGTATATTCTTTTAATTTTAGCGGTAGCGGCGTAAACCAATTAACAGTAATACTTAAACGATACGTTTAATGTTTGTAGATTTTAATATACTTAATCAATTAGGCAGTCCGTCTATTAACAGCAATACCTTTGCCAACCGTCCTGCGGCTGGGCAAACTGGCAGGCTGTTCGTTAGTACAGATACCTTTGAGATCTACCGCGATAACGGTACGACGTGGGATCTAATAGGCGGTCCCGGATCTAGTACCGTAACCGGTACCGGTGCTGCTACTCAGGTAGCCTACTGGACTGCCGCGCAAGCGATAGGCGGATCTAATAATTTGTGGTGGGATAATACTAGCGGTTTTTTAGGAGTAGGCAGTAATGCACCTACTGCAAGAATAGAGGCAGTAAAAACTGACGGTATAGGGATCTATGCTAATTACACTACTAACGCTGGTAGCGGTAGTAGTGCGACTGCTATTTGGGCTAAAAACGTTACTAACAGTAGCGGCTATAGCGCTGTTATTGAAGAAACGACGCCTAATACTACAGCTGGACAGTATCCGCTACTAATTAAGCATAGTTTATCTAGCGGCACAGCTGGCGTGGGTATGGGTACTGGCGTACAT